GTTGCGTCTGCGCCCGCGCCGCCGCGCGCCGCCGTGACCGTCGCGAATGCGCTTGAGGAGCCGATATAAGCATCGCCGCTGCCGTTTGCAAGGCCGTCGTTTCCGTTGGAACCTGCCGCCGCGCCGCCGCCGTAGCCGCCGCGCCAGCTGTAGCCAACATAACCGTAGGGCGCGGTGTTGTATCTGCCCCGCCCATCTTCGCCCTCGACCTCCTCTTTGTCTTTGCCCGCGGAGTAGGTCACACCGTCGACGGTGATCAAGGGGCTTGGCTGGTAGGTATACTTTCCGCCGTCCCATGTGTAGCCGTTGCCCGGGCTGCCCGCAATGCCGCTTTTGCCTTTGGCGGCAAAAACCTCGCCCGTGATCGCGTCGGTGTAGCCCGCCTCGCTCGACGAGCCCGTGTCGCTCGTTGCGCCGCCCATTGTGGTCGCGGTACCGGGTGCGCCCGCGTCGTTTCCTTGCGAAAAGGCGCCGCCGTAGCCGCCCTTCCCGCAGGCATAGGAGACCTTTGCGCCGGGTACCGCGTCGGTGACGGTTTCAACCAGCACCTTGCCGCCGTCGCCCGCTTCTCCCGGCTCGCCGCCCTTGCCGCCCTCCAGCGAGACGCCGTTGTCAAGGCCGACGTAGCGTCTGAGAGCGTCAAATTTCTCGGTCCATGATTTCGGCGTGCGCACGGCGGGGCTTTCGCCCCGATGGCCGCTGCTGCCGCCGCGCCCGCCGCCGATAAGGACGCGGGTGTAGCTCGTGACGCCCTCCGGGACCGTCCACACGCCCGAGCCTGTGAGGATGACGCGTTCGTCAAAATACTCCGATGATTCCGGCTGCGGGGGCAGAAAGCCGACGAGCGCCGCCATTTCGCTTTTGAGTGTGCCGCTCATGGTCGTGTCAAGGCTCACGATGCACGCAGAGACCATCTTTTTATCGTAGGGGTGATAGACGCTGACCACATGTCCGGGCTTCTCCTGCCCGCTTACAATGCCGTTGGTGATGGTCTCTCGGCACTTATAATAGTCTGCCAACCTTTTGGCGACAGCGGAGGAATTGAAAAGGGAGACGAGCGTGGCGTCCGTGACGGACTTGACGTTTTCCGCCGCGTTCTCTGTGACGGTTTGCGTCACGAGGCGCGTGTTGTGGATGTACGTCTTGCCCTTGAGCGAGCCGGAGCCGGAGGAGATTTTGGCGTAGTTCGCACCGCTCTCCAAAATGGTGAAGCCCGTCGCTGTGAGTGAGTGCATCGGCTCGGAGAAGGTGATGATGTCGCCCTGCTGAGATGTGCCGGAAAACAGCTCCTTTTCGTCGGTTCCCGCGATGTACTGATGCTCCGTGACGGTAACGGCGGAGATGGGCGAATCATACTTGACCGTGCCGCCGGAATACGAGCGGTCGACCGATATTGTAGATGCCGCACCGTCCCACAACGGTTCGATTCGAAGCACACCGTTTAAGTCTGTGCGAAGATACGCGCCGATGGCAAATAAGACTTGCACAAGATTGTCTCGCGCCGACCGGTCTTTGCCGTTTGCGTAAGGGAGCCAACCGTACAGTTTGGTGCCCGCATACACAGTTTTTACGAGAATCGGAATGCTCCCGCAGATTTCTTTTGCTACTTCCTCGACGGTCTGCCCTGTGTAAATGCTTCCGGGATGCGGCATTTTCGATAACGCACCCATCGGAGATTGACCGGTAAGTGAATACGTATTTGGGCCAATGCGCGAAATGCCTCGTTTGACGAATCGCGCTTTGATTGCATTATCTCGATAAATAACGATTGGGGTGTTGTCCGGCAACGCAGCAAGTAGCTTGCCTGCCGTTTTTGTGTAAATTTCCGCACTAACTGTATCGAACGATAGATTGCTCTCGTCTAACGCCATTTCTTGAAAAGCGGAGCAGTAATCCAAGCGCATATCGTCTTTTGACGCGTCGCGGTCGAATTGGTAAGAGCCAATTAAAATATAATCCATAGCCCCCCCTTACGGTGTAATCTGTGGCGCGATGGGTATAAAGTGGATTTCGATCTCGCCCCAGTAATTCACGCCGTTTTCGACCTTTTCAATGTCGTGCGAAGCGCTCGTATAATACGCCCGATAGGAAATTGTCGTGTTCCCATCCGCCGCTTCAAGTAGCACGGAGTCATCCACCGAATGCGCCTTCAGGTAATTCCAGAATGCATCATAGCTCTGGTAATCATCGCCTCGGCGAAATACCGTAATTTTGTGTCCAATGTACGTTCCGAGCACATCGCGGATCATTCGCCCGGTGTCTTTAGAACGTCCGGCATTCTCTCCGTCCAAAACATTGAAGTTCTCGTTGTATTTGGATATTGCTACGTTGACATCAAACGATGTCCCATTGAGCTTAATGTAATTCATATCTTCCGCCTTTAAGTCAGTTGGATACCGACACGCTGCGCCTGGTCTTGGTTGAGCCTGAAAATGATACGCCCCAGTTCCTGTTCGCCGATCTTGAGGATCGCCGTCTGGTTGCCGCCGCCATACTGCGCCATGCCGCGCGCCACCGCCGCCTCGATAGCAGCCGCGGGAGCCTCAATGTTTGTCCCCTGCTTTTGGTCGCCGAGCACCGCTAAAAACTCTCTGTTCGGGGGAATAACCGCGCCGGTCGCCAAACGGGGGATGGAAGCGGAATTGATAGGCGGCATACTTGTCTTGACTGAGCCGCCGGTGAATGCGCTTTTAATGGTGTCCATCGCGCCGGATGCCCAAGACTTGACGCTTTCAAATGCGGATTTCAAGCCATTCAGCAATCCGTCGACGATGTTTTTGCCCAAGTCCTGCCAATACTCGATCGTAAAGTATTTTGCGACGTTGGCATTCCACCACTCCTTGATGCCGTCCCACGCCTCACCGAGCTTGTTCTTTAAATAGTCCCAATTGATTACCGCTACCGACGCGAGGCCCGCCGCGCCCGCAACGATCATACCCATTCCGAGCGGGATGCCTACACCGGTAAACACCAGCAGAACGCCTAAGACAAGCAGCGCGCTGCTGACCAGCGAAACGATCGCCGCGATTGGGCCACCAAGGTATTCGGTGATGGCGTTCCAGTTGACCGCGACCGTAGCGACCAGCCCGACCGCCCCGGCAGCGATCAGCCCGATGCCGATCGGAAGCGCAACGCCAGTCAGGGTTAGGATGATGCCGAGCACAAGCAATGCGCTGCTGACGAGCGCCGTGATTGCGCCGATGGGGCCTTGCAAGGCGGTCTGGATAGTGTCCCAATTTGCCGCTACCGACGTAGCCAGCCCGATCGCGCCCGCAATCATAAGGCCGAGACCAATCGGAACATTTGCGCCGCTGAAAGCCAGCACAGCGCCGAGAACGAGCATGGATGCTGAGAGCATCGCCGTAACAGCTCCGATAGGGCCTTGAAGCAATGCCTTGATAGTGTCCCAATTCGCCGCAATGACAGCCGCCATTCCAATCGCGCCCACGACCATCAAGCCGAGGCCGAGCGGGATGTTCGCACCGGAGAACAACAGGATAGCGCCGATCTCAAGGAGCGCGAAGCTGATGATCGCAGTAACGATGCCAAGCGGGCCTTGTAAAAGCGCTTTGATCGTGTCCCAATTTGCCGCTACCGCCGTCGCCAGTCCTATCGCTCCGGCGACCATGAGCGCCAAACCAAGAGGAATATTGGCCCCGGAGAACAGGATAATCGCGCCAATCGCCAGCAGGGCCGCGGACAAGATGCCCGTAACAGCTCCGATCGGCCCTTTTAAAGCATTTTGGATCGCGCTCCAGTCGGTGCTGACCGCACCCCAAATGGCAAGCGCACCCATCGCCATTAACCCAATGCCAAGCGGGACATTCACGCCGGAGAACGCCAGCGCCGCACCGATCGCCAGCAGGGCCGCGCCGGCAAACAACTCCATGATGGCACTAAGCTGGTCGTTGATGCCGGTTGAGAAGTCCGGGGCTTTATTCTCTTCCTGACTTCCCGACAATTTGTTGATTTCATCGAACGACGCAAGGGATTTGCTTGCCTTTTTTGCAGACTTCCCGGTCTTGTCCAGCGCGTCCGATTCTTCGTAAAGGCTTTCGGCTGCCTTTGCAGATTCCTCGGCAGTCGTTCCAAAGATCATGGAGACTAGCTCGGAGATGGCGTTGACCACGCGCGTGATGACGTCGACGAGCAAGGTGAACGCCGGAACAACCACGTTGACGATCGGCTGGGCCAGCGTTCGCAACGCTCCCTTCAGCTTGGCGACCGCAGCCATCGCCTTATCGTTGGTCTGGATCGCGCTCCACATATAGCTCTTTAGCGTTCTGAGAGCTTTGGTAATAAGCGAAAAAACAAGCACTCTTTTGGCGAGCGTTTTAACGTGGCTCACAAATTTGTCCATTTGTTTACTGGCTGCCTGTGCCGCCGGAGAAATCCCTTTGGTGTTTTCTTTTGCTGCCATAATTTGTTTAGACAAATCTCCGGCTCTATTAGTCATGCGCTCAAGGCTTCGCGTGTCTCGTGCAATCGAGGTATCCATGCGCTCTACTTTGTTCTGCACGGAATCCCACTCTTTCTGAAGAGCTTTTACTGTTTGCTCTTGCTCCTTTATTGCGCCAGCCGTGTAAAACTCGTCGCCGTTCCGCATTTGGTCAAGCTGGGCTTTGGCTGCATCGAGGTTTGCTGCGATCTGCTTAGACTGCTCAACCAGGGGCATTTGCTCCTGCTTTTTGTCGCTGATTTTTTCATTGAGTGCATCAATCTTTTTTTCAAGCGCAGTCAATTCTTTTTGCGCGTTTTTCGCGTCTAATTCCGTATTGATAACAACGGAACCGTCTGCATTCGCCACAAAATCACCACACTTTCTACTTGCGTTTTATTTTTTATGTGCTATTCTGATAAAAGGAGGGATTAAAATGATTGCTATTTTAGGCTTGTTAAGTATCGCAGGATTTGTTGTCTCATTGCTCACTTTGGTTATCCTTGCAATCAGGAAAAAGAGGAAGAATATCGCTTTAATATCCCTTGCCACATTCTTTGTTTTTTTTGTTGTATGCGTATCTCTTCCAACATCGGATGGCTCAGAAGCGTCAAATGCAAATAGCGTTTCGTCCACAGCGCCAAATTCTCTTAGTGAAGAAACCCAGGATTTAAGAGATGAAACGGATGCAATTAAATTTAGTGGAGAAAATTACACCGCCGAATATTTAAAATGCTGGGAGGCAAGCGGATTGACTGGCTGCTTTTACATTGATGTAAAAATCAGCAACATCGGGGGCGAGGAATGCATCTATTTGCTTGATGATGTCTATGTGGATGACACGCATTGTCAAAGCGGTTCGGGTTTGCCGATTACGGCACTTCCTTCCAAAAATGTGAGAGCGTCATTTGTTGTTTTTTGTGAAACCCCATTAAGCGAAATATCAAATGTCGAGTTTAAGCTAAATGTTTTAGACTCTGAAAACTACAACACGCTTGAAACAAGCAACACGGTTTCCGTTATGCCAAACGCTTGAATTTTGCCGCCCTTTTCGGAGGGCGGTTTTTCATATCCACTTGCTGATAACGTCCTCATCCTGCGCCGTGTACTGCCGCTTAAAGTCGACCATCTGCTTATTCTGCTTGTAAAATTCCTGCTCGCTCTTATCGAGCTTTTTCCCCTTTGCCCGCTTGCTGCGGATGGAAACGACCTGCGCAAAGGTGCAGTCCCCGATCTCCTGATACGCCGCGATCCACGTCCACCAGTGCAGATAGTCCACAGACCGCACTTCTTTGCCGAGCACTCGATTGATTGGAGCCACGAGCAACGGGAAATCCTGCTGCCAATCCATCAGCTTCGGCCCGCGCTTTTCGTCTCGCGGGCCATCGCCGCAATTGATGAACAGAGCGCATTGCTTTATCGCTTCTTCGTAATCGTCCGGCGGCATCGTCTCAAAGTCCGGGTAGAAAATGTCGAGCATCGTTTCGGCCTTTTCCTGCTCGCTCAACTCCGCGTCGGAGAGCGCTTCAATAATGGTCAGGATGTCCCGAAAATCCGTTCGAACCGGGTATTCCGTGCCGTTCACCTCTACGGTGGTCGGAAGGTCGTATCTCACTTGTGATACTTCTTCGTGTACTTGCTGATGCGCGGATTGGTCGCCTTCTGCTCACGGGAGAATGCGGTATCCACCTCATCCATGATGGCGAGCATCAGGTTGGCCCAAACAGGCAGGCCGTCCGCCAGCGCGTACACGTTCATGCCTCCAAACAGAGCCGAGCAGATGTCGAAGCCAAAGACCTCGCCGATGATGTCGCGCATCTCCTCGTCCATCTTGCGGGCCGTCTCGAACACCTCGCGCTTGTTTGCGGTCTTTTCGACCTCCGCCTTGTACGCTTCCTGCTTTTTGTCGAGCGTATCAAAGGCGTTGAACAGCTTCTCCACAAAGGTGCTGTCCGTCGCGTTAAAGGCCAGCTCACAGGTCTTGCCATCCGTCGTTTCAAGCGTCTTTCGGACTACACCGGAATTGATGGAAATAATTTCGCTCATAATATCCTCCAAATTGGGGCGGGTCTATGCCCGCCCCTTTGTCTTTAGGTATCTGCCGCAAAGGTCACGCCGCTGGCGCTCTTGGTAATCGTGCCAAGCGTCCGGTTGCCGCCGTAAGTGATCTCGCTCGCAATGTTGAGCGTGCCGCCGCCGTCGCCGCCGATGGACGTGACCGCAATTGCGCAGGAATCATAGCGCTCGGCAAACTTCGCGTCGCCGCTCGTGGCGTAGAAGTGGCCAATCATCATGTCCTGATTGGCAAGCGCCTGCGCGTCGTGATCTTTGACCGCAAGATTCCACATCTTGACCGCCGCCGCGTCACCCGCATCCAAAGGAATCGGGTCAAACGTCTGCGTGATAACGGGCTTTTTCATGGTGGTAAAGGTGTTGCCGAGAATGTCCTGCTTGCTCTCCTGTCCCCAGTCCATTTCCTCGGTGGAATCTTCCACGCGCTTACCGATGGCGCTCCAAACGGGAGCCGATGACGTGCCGGTATTCAGATACGCAATCAAAAGCTCGCGGTCAATGGTCTGGCCTTCGGAGGTCGCAAAAGTTAAATCTGCCATTATACATTCACCTCGTATGTTAGTTTAAGAGGAACCATATAGTCCTCGTATTTGTCGCTGGTTGCGCCGAGATACGACGCAAAAGCCGCTGTCTCTACGCGCAGGGCGCGTCTCCCCTCTCCAATGTCCGGGCGCTGTGTGTGGGCCCAGTCCGCAAATTTGTTTAAAGCCTCGACTGCCTTTAAGCGCGTGTCATCGCTTGTCCCCGGAGGCGCGATCTGGTAGTGGATTTCAAACGAATACTCCGCCTGATACCCGCCGCAGATATACTTCTTGGTGATAACAGCGCCTTGCACGGACGAAAGCGCCATGCCTACCGTTTTCGCCGCGAAATACTCGTACTTGATCAGTTCCACGTTATCAGGGATATTGGGGCATTTGTTTGCCCAAATCAATACAAGGCGGTCGAGATCGGATTTTTCAACGCTTGACGCAAGCGTTACGGTCTTTTCTTTAGAGATCATTCTTTACCGCCTTTTCTGCTACACGTAGCCACTTTGGGAGGTTTTGAGCTTTCGACGCTTCAAACCAGTGCGAAGATGTATTTGGATGCCAAAACTCCAGGTCTTTCTCAGGCACCGCCGGAACTTTTGTTACGCCTTTTCTCGCATAGGAACTTCCCGTCAGCGGATCAACGTACAGTTTGCCGTAATAGAGATACCGAGCGTATGGGCCGGGGTAGATGATCTCGTTTCCAGATACCCGCGTTCGCGTCCTCAACGATCCTGTGCGCATCGGGACAAATGGCGCGGTATCTTTTGCCACCTGTACCGCAAGCGTGTGTTCTGCGCGACTGCAAGCGCTTGCAATGGATTCTTTGACTGCATCCATGCCAGAGACGTTGATGGTAAATTTCAGCGCCATCTCATACGCCTCCGCATTCCCAATGCTGCATATCTTCGCTGCCAAAGTCCATTGCATCTACCTTTGTCAGATTCCAGCAGTTATCCTGTGAAAGCGCCACATCTTCCTTGTCGGTGACAAACTCACCCTTGATGAAAAACGTAACCCCACCGTTGCCGTTGACCGAAAGCGTCCACAGTCCGGTCTTATCTGTGGAACGGTAAAACTCCTGCGGTCCGACGTACTTCTTGGGCTTACCCGTCGCCCCGTCTATCGCTTCTACGGAAAACGGGATATACAGGTTGACCGCATCCGCACCCTCTAACCCGGTCTTTCGCACATTTGCGCCCTTTGACGCTTCACACAGCACGCCGCGTAAAATCGTGACATAGAGCTTAGTAACGTCTTTAAATGTTGCCGGGTCGGTTTCCTTGACGGAGTTGTAGATCGTTACAGTGTGGGGAGCGTACACGCGCAACACCTCCCCCGATATAGCAGCCCTGTGTGAGCAAGATACTCTCTGCAAGTCTCTGCAAGGAGCTTTCTTGCCCCATCCGTAGCGTTCAGCGCAGCCGCGGCGGCTTCACCGCCCGTTGCAAGCGTCCTGGAATAGCTGCCTACCGTTTCGCTTTTGACTTCCGCGTCATTTGCCGCAGCGTTTGCAAGGTTTTTCATGGCAAGCGCCTGCGCCGCCTCGATGACCGCGTACTTGTCAACCAGCGCACAGCAGCACATCTTTACCGCGTCCAGTTCTGCGTTGTCCTTTGCCCGGTTCTGCGTGTAATAATCGAGGAAGGAGCTGGCCCAGACAGCCAGACGCGGAAAATCTTCCGCGCTCACAGCGCCCATATAGGCACCGGCGTAGTATGTATAATCAGCGTATGTCATACGGGTCAGCTCCTTTCAGATCAAGAAACGGTAACGGTAGCAGTTCCGGTCTTGGTGCTGTCCTGCTTGGACTTGGCCGTGACGGTGATACTGGTCTTAGTCTCAGCGGAGTCAATAGTCAGCAAGCCGTCTTCGCTGATCTTGGACTTCGTGCCGTTCTGGCTCCACTCGACCTCACCGTTGATAATGCCCTCGCCGGTAACGGCAGCAGTAAATGCCTTGCTGTCGCCCTTTGCCATCGTCGCGGTAGCGGGCGAGACGGTAACAGCGGAGATGTCGCCGCCCTTTCCGTACACGGAGAACGGGAACGGGTCAGCCTTGTCTACGTTGTAAGCATTGACGGGATTCGCGATCTCCCAGCCGAGACGCATGACCGCACGCAGCGCCACCATGTCGTTCTGCATCAGGTTGTAAGTGATGGCCTTGGTGGTGGGGTCCTGGATAACACCCTCGGTGAAAATCTTGAACGTCATGTCCTGACGGATGGCGTAGACGAGCTGGCTCCAGTCACCGACAATCATCTGCGCCTGCGCGGGATCGAACGCGCCGTTCATGGGGAAATACATATCCATGCCGTCAAGACCGTAGCGGGTAGATCCCTGCATATCGGACTTAAAGATAGGCTGGCCGGTGGTGTCCTTCAGACCACGGAGCTTGCCGCGCATCTGAATGGCGGACATCACGCCGTTGGGGTTAAAGCCGTCCAGCTCGACCTTGGCGATCAGGCCGTTCTCGCCCATGATGTCACTAAAAATGTCGGAGCTGATGGGCACGCCGTTGCCAGCAGCGACAGCAGCAGGAACAACGCCAGTGCGCCAAGTGCTCGGCTTGTTCGTGCCGAACAGGATAGCCGCGTCGATGACCTTGCCGAAAGCCTCGGTCAAACGGGGCTTGACCTCGCCCCAAATGTCATAGTCCGCATCATCGAGAGCAGCCTCGGGAATGGGGACAATAACAGCGATTTCCTCGGCGTACAGCTTCTTCTTGTCCCACGCCATCTTGGTGGTCTGCTTGAAGGCGTCGCCAGCGCCGTCGCCGGTCGCTTCGCCGTTGACGAAATACGCGGAGGGAAGCGCGTCGAGCACGTTGATGGTCTGCGTCTTGCTGGACATATTCGCCAGTCTACGGCCCATACGAAGAACGGCAGATTCGGCGATAGCGCCCTGCATGATTTCGCGGGTTACAGGTTCCGGGATAAGGCCGGAAAGTGCGGAACGATCAATACTTGCCATGTTGTAATCTCCTTTTCGTTACTTGAGTGCGCCGCGGATCAGATTGTTCATCGCGGCATTGACATTGTTCTTTTCGCTGCCGCCGCCAGCGGGGGCAGTCCAATCGAATTTGACCTTCTGCCGGTTTTCTGTGAGTTTATCCACGGCCTGTTCAAAGGTGGTCTTGTCATCCACCATCTTTTCAGCCTTGAAGGAGATAAACTCCGCTTCCTCGCCGGTCAGCCCCTTGGAAAGCACATACTTCTCGCGCTTGAGTTGCTGCACTTCGGCCTGCGCTGCGGTCAGAGCGGACTTGTTGTCCGCAAATTCCTTGTCGCGCTTGGCCTGCCGCTCCTGCTCAGTCTGCTGGCTTTCTTTCCATGTGCGATACGCGGTCAACTCGTCATCGCTGGGCATGCCCTTCATCGCCTTTGCAAGGCGTTTGCCAATCATGGCGTCCACTTCCTCCTGCGTGAAGGTCTTAGCAGGGGACGGCTCCGGCGAAGGCGCCGGGTTGGGATTCGGATTAGGATTAGGTTCGCTCATTGTTAAATACCTCCGTTTATTGTCAGGGCCGTCGCCCTGCGGTTTTACGCCTCTCGGCATGATCGATAAAACAAAAGAGCCAACCACCGAGGATTTCTCAGTAGTTGGCTCATCGTGCCGTTCCGCGCGCTCAATTGCGCTACGTGCGTTATTTACTTGCTGATATTATATCACGCCACGCCCAAAAACAGCAAGCGGAATGTTTCTCTACCTTTCGGCGTGATAAGCGTCTGTGCGCCGCTCCAATTCGTCTTTTCGTTTACCGATTCTTTGACTTCGAACAGGCCGTCGTTCTTGTGTTCATACGGGAGCAGCTTGCCCTTTTTGTCACGGTAAACGTACTTCTTTTCCAGCAGGAAAGAAACGAACTTCTTAGGCGGAACGTCCAACGCCTTTGCGGTCTCGCGGAAATTCAACAGCGTATTTCTCTCCACAAGCTGGTCAAAATACTCGGCTTTCGGGAGCATGATCTGATTTTCCACAGTAAGCGTGGAAATGCGAGCGTCGCGATCCGCAAGCGTTTTCTGTGCCATCAGCAACGCCGATGCCATTAGCTCCTCCGGCGTCATGTTCTCCTGCCCGTTAATGTAGCCGCCGTGCTTGCGTATGCTGGGGATAACCTCACTTGTCACCCATCGTTTGAACTTTTTCGCCGTCGGCAGCTTAGAGCCGAGGACGAGGGCGTAAAGGCCGCTTTCGTTGATAACTACCATGTTTCTGTTTTGGCTGCCGTCGTGAAACGCGACGGTGGCTTTGTCCTCACCATCTACATGGGTAGACACCGCATCGCGCGAATTACTGTACCCAAGCGCTTCCGCAACGTCCTTACCGACGAACCACGGCGCACCGTCGCGTTCCATCGTGCGGATATTCCCAAATTCGGGATTGTTGAAAATCATTAGTTCGTTCATGCAATGTCCTCCTTCTTCATCGGGCGCATTTTGATCTCAAGCTCAAAGCTCCCCTCTTTGCCGCAGAAAATATCTTTCACAATATAGTCCCCGAATACTTCGACCATAACATCGTCATATCCGGACGAGCCAGCACGGAAAAGCGTATATGCGCCTCCATTCACGGCAACATCAACTTCTTTCGGGTCGTGGATAAGCTCGCAGGCTTCTCTAACAGTAAGCATAATAAAACCTCATTTCTCTTGACTTTGAGGCTTCCCCGATGATAGAATGAGATTTACCAATGGGGAAACCTGTTGTGATTTGAACGCTCACGTTGTCTTGGTCGGACGGTGGGCGTTCTTTTTATTTGCCGATTTCTTCTTCAAGTTTTTTTCTGAACCAATCCGTTCGACCCTCGCCCTTTTCGGCGAGTTTTCTATCGAGTGCTTCGGCCTTTTCCTTGTCAACCATAAAAACTAATTGCTTCATGGCTTTCCTGCGCTCTCGGAAGTATTCGGCGCGGCTTTTTTCAGCCATTTCATCACCTCCGTTGTGGCTAACTACATTATATTTGTAGTTAGTTACAATGTCAAGAGGATTTATGAGATTATTTTTTCAATTCTTCCGCTTTGATGACCTGCGCTTTTACGCTACCGTCTTTCATTCGCTTTAGCTGTACCCGACAACCGGCGGCAAGCGCCTTTTCGATGGCGGTTTTTAGTTTTTCGTCAATCATACAGCACCTTCATCCTTTCCCGCTGCTCCGGTAACCCTGCCGCCGCGCTGAACGCCTTGTATTTGGCGTTTAACCGCCGCAGCCTTATATTTACCGCCTGTTCTTCTTCGCGCAATCCTGCGGCCTTGTAGGCGGCTTTTTCGCGCTTGAACTTGCGTATGGTGCGCTCCACCTTTCGCTGCTCCTGCGTGGTCTCGTATGCCGTATAGGTCTTTCCCTCAAACGTACAGCCTAGACCATCGTCGATATGCTCAAGCTGTTCGTCATTGTATGTGCGCTCACTTACGCCCTCCACCCAGGGGAAACGGCGGTGGCGGCAGTTAGCTCCTTCCAGGCCATCCACAGCACCCAGACCGCAGACCTCGTAAATGTTTGGATAGATGTCGCCGCTGCGTGTGGAATACACTTTGCCTTGCCAGTCCTTGTGCGATGACCAGGGCGACCGCCCCGGCACATCACGCGCCCCGGCGTGGGCAGACACTTCATAATACGGCGTTTCTAAGTATTCCGCCGCTTGCTCCGTGTACTTACTGCACAGCTGCGATACGCCTGTCATTACGGCACGCCGGACAGCTACGTCTACATGGTCACGGTGTCCGCTCTCATAGTCCACCACGCGCAGGCCGCCACTTGCAAGCTCCCTAACGGCGTCTTTGATGGCTTGCCCATAAGAAATAGCCCCGCTTTCTACTTTCAACGTAGCAGCATCTAAAGCCCACTGGTACGCCTTTGCGGGGGGCAGCATCGTCCGCCCCGCATCTACCAAAAAGCCCATAGACGCAGTAATGTTACGGAACACGTTTTTCGTCTGCCGTTTTATCGCGTCAATAGTGGTCGCATCCACCAGCACGTCAGGCTGTGTTACACGGGCAAGGTCTATGACCTCGGTGTAATACTTTTGGTTGCGCTCCACCACATCGTCTATCAGCTCGTTCAACTTCTTCTCGCTGATGCCAATGGTCTTTCGGATCGCTTTTTCGATGTCCTTCAGGTCGATGCCATGTGACCGCAGCGCCTTGATGTCCTGCACCGTGACCTCGTTTAGCTCGTCCCGCAGCCTCAGCCGGGAACATATCTCCATTAGCATCGTGTCCTCAAGTCCACGGTACAGCTCCGCCAGCTCTTCCGGCATGGCATCCAGCAGTTCGGGGGTGAATGGGTATTTCGGCACTGCCTGTCACCTCATTCCACTTCGCTCTGCTGCTCCGTGGTCATGTCCTGCATCTTCGGCAGCGCCGCCTTTGCGGTCGCCTCGTCCTCGTTCATCCACTTCATGCGGAACTCCCAATCGTTCATAATGCCCGCACTGAGAAGCTGCATATCACGGGAAAAGTCGGTTTGCTTGTCCTCAATAATGCTGTCATCGAAGTCGATGGAAATCGCCACGTCCTCATTTAGCCCAGCATTCATGGCCGTGTTGCCCAGCCGCAGCAAGATACGGCACAGCTCCACCAGCGCCTGCTCCAGAACGATCTCCATCTTTTTGATGGTGCGGAACATGGTAGAGTTTTCGCTGATGACTTGTGTGGCAGTTGCTACGCTGCCACCGTCAAAGCGGTAATAGGTCTCACCGAAGCCGCACTTGCTGGACAAAATGTTGAGCTGATCCTGAATGCCGGTGTTGTGCTCCGCCGTCCGCAATGTCATATCAATCGGCGTAATAACCGCACCGTCGTTTACGTCCTCCGGAAGAACGTAAAACGCGACGTCGCTTGAATCAAATACCGGCTCTCCGTCAAGGTACTTCGCTGCAGATGGTTTCACCATAATGCGCTTTTTCCCGAGCTTGAACTCATTGACGTAGCTATCATAAGCAATATCCACGCCCTGCATTACGTCGATAGTATTTGCATACACCGAAATGCCGGTCGGAAGCAAATAGTTAAAGTTATTCGCAATGTTGGGTCGGTCAATGACAAATTGACGCTTATCGCTTCCGGTATGCACAACAGGGGGGATGCGCTCAAAGCCCTTAACATTGGTCAGCGCTTCGTCTGCAAGTTGCTCATTTTCATACCGATAAATGCGGTTCTCAATGACGTATTCGCCGCCATCCTCTTTGCGATGGATTTGCAGATAGAGGTAATCGCGCCCACCCCTTGTAACTACAGAGGAAAACGCGCACTCGCTGATATATCCATTCTGCCATGCCAGCGGATAGATATTTTCGATGGTCACATAGTCTAGCACAATGCCGGAGGCGTTGCCGGGTACGATCTCGCCGCTCTCGTTGACCTCCTGCCCCACCACGCGGGGAATGTATGCCACCGTGCCAAGCGCAGACTTCATTTCCTGCATCTCATTCGCCTTAACGGTAAAATTGTTCTCCGTCAAGATGCGGTCAATAAATTCCTGCTCCTTATTCCCTTCAAGCGTTATCTGCACTTTCTCGTTCATGAGCAGATTCGCCCAATCCTCGCACAGCTTCTTTCCCATTCCGAGGGAATACCGCTTGCAGTTGACCATGCTTTCACCGTTACGGACGCGGTAATTGTGGAAGCCCTTTACATTCCCCTGATACCAGCTTTTCCACTCCGCAACCTTGCTGTAAAACGATTCGGGGATCGTGGTATAGCCAAGCTCGCTAAGTTTTAAGATAACTGCATTGCTCATGCGATAACTCCCATCTGGCGAGAAATACGCTCTAAAGCGTATCTTGTGGCATCGATCAAATGGTTATTTGCATCAGGATACCCGCTGATGATGTCGCCGTCTTTATTCCGTTCATATTCGTAATTCACGAACTCGTTATATGCGTTTGGCGTGCGTTTCCGGTCTATGACGATCTTGCGCCGCTGGAGCCACTTCATACCGTAGTCAACAGAACCGGGGCCTTTGACCGACGCCTTTGCTGGAAGCCCCATAGCGCGGTAGTCCGCTACACTCTTAGGCTCAGCGCTGTCGCAAGTGATATAAGCATCTTTGTACCCGCGCTGGATGATGATGTTCCCGCTTGCCTCGTTTGTGAGCTTGTTTTGGTATATCTCGTCCATCAGGTAAATGGTCTCTCTCGCACGGTCGTAGTGCAGCCGGATAAAGGCGAACGGATCAGGGAACCACCCATAGTCAACGCCCTGATAGATTTGGTCAAAGTGCGACATTTCCTCGTCGGTAATCTCTCGCAGCTCCAAATTTTCAAACACATTGCCACCCGTGCCGACCGGAATACCGAGATATTCGTGCTGATATGCGCGCTCGTCCGTCTCCTTCAGGTGTTCCGCTTCCGCAAGAAACTGTTCGCCCAACCATTCAGGCGGCGCTTGCAGATATGTTGACTTGTGGCAAAGCCGGTCAGCGCGCTCTTCCAAACTGTCCTTGTTCGCCCAGTTGTCGCGCGAAATAGGCGGGTTATAGCTTTCAAAATTCCAAAACACCGAGCCGCCGCGCATTGTGGACTGCAAAATGTTTCGTATCTCTGCGCGTCCAGCAAACTGGTCTTTCTCTTCAAAGTGCGTCACGGCGATATAGCCAAACGGAACCTTGATAGACTTGATCTTCATGGGGTCATCCGCGCCGCGAAACATGATCTTCTGTCCCGTCGGCTTGTAGATCAGCTCCATCGGGGAAACTTTCGCTTCCCAATACGCCGCCATGCCCAGCTCACCGATTGCCCAGATATACTGCGCGTACACGCTGTCACGGATGGTGTTTGCTACTTTGCGCAGAACGAGCGCGTGAGTGCCCGGATTTCCAACCAGTAGAATCAAAACAAGAATTGATACCGTGGAAGACTTCAACGACCCGCGCCCGCCGCTGAAATCGTAGTGCGTATGCCCATGACAAAAAACATCATGCGCGATATCGTAAAACGCAGGGCCGATTTTCTCGGATAAACGAATGTCAGACATCAATAATCACCTTGACAACGGAATCGGCGCTTGTGTTGTCTTGTTTGTCGAACACGCCCGTATGCTTCGCTAGCATTTCAAGCGCTTTTAGCTTATTCGCGTATTTCAAATCGCTTTCCGTGCAATCAGACGCAGGCTTGTCTGCGATTTCTTTGAGTTTTTCTATAACATAGTCCTGCGTTACTTCCGTCCGTTTCTGCCTTTCTGCCTTTGCTTTCTGGATAGCAGCCGAAACGTTACTATTCGTAACTAACTGCCTACCCTTTTCAGCATTCTTGTAACCGGCTCTCGCGGCGGCCTGAGTGGCATTTAAGTCCACAAGATACTCTTGCACGAACCTCTCTTGTTTTGCTGTTAATGGCACTCACCACCACCTCTTTTGTCGCATTTATTTGCTACCAGCCCCCGCCCCTTGGCCTTGCATAGCAGACTTTACCCGCCCCGAAGGGCACATCTGGTACGGCATTGCAGCCCTGCCCTGCTTTAGCGCTTCAGCCATCATTCGGCGTCACTCGCTGTGGTCTCCCCTTACGGGGCGCCTATGCCGCATGTTGCCCTCAACCGCCCGCCCCGAAGGGCGGGCTATCAAGGGAGGAGGAAACAGATGAAAAAGCAGAGGCGTGAAGAGCCTCGCCCCATCACGCCTCTATTTTTGCATAGGTTTTTCTTCTTTTTCCCCTTAAAAGGGGAATTTTCAAAATTTTTTTAGATAATCGTCCACGGTCATCGGATTATCCGTCCGTCCGAGCAGATAATCGACCGATACCCCGAACTTGTCGGCAATGCTTTCCAATGCGTCCGTTGTGGGCGTAGCCTCCCCCGCCTCGTACCGCCTCACCGCGTCACGGTGCAGACCGCACAGTTCAGATAGGACATATTGCTTTATTCTCTTTCTCTCCCGTAAGCGCTTCAAGCGCTCGGGAAACGCGTTCATGCCAGCACCTCCTCCGGTCGGAAACTCTCTTTGATCTCCTTGCCGTCTACCATGATCGCCACGGTCACATAGCGTCTCTGCGGATGGATGTACGTCACCACGCCAGTGCGGAGCGGGTACAGCTTTTCGCCGCGCGCTTTTCCCGAAAACTCCTCCGGCACCGTCATAAACTGCGCCCGCACCTTGTCGCCTACTTTCATTCCGCACCTCCAAACGCTTCCTCGAACGTCAGGCCGCTCTCTCTGAGGATGCCTTTGATCACGTCGATGGTATGCTGATTGTTGCCCGACAGCCACCACCAGATGTTGCTTTTGGAAATGCCTACCGCCTCGGCAAGCTGGCGGCGCGTGTACTGCCGCTCGCAAAATACCTTTTTCAGCGCCGGATAGACGCAATAGGGATATTCGATCATTTTCTCCCCACCCTCCGTTTGTATCGGTCTTTTGACCTTTGAATGTAATTGATCATCGCGCTTTCTTCGGCTATGCTGGCCATTTCGTTGCTTTTTGACTCTTTCTTTTCTCGCAGCCACGCAGCATATCGTTCACAGGTCGAATGACAGCCGACGTGCCGCTCCTGACAGTTAAAGCAGCTCATTTCATCCCACCTCGTACTGCGGGCAGGCCGTGACAATGTAGCTTGTTTCGTAATGCCTGCGAGCGCCGCCGCATGAATTCATCAAAACCTTTGTCCTGATCGCGCGCCAACCTTCCACCGGCTGCCACTTCAGCTTCCGCGTTTCCTTGTCGCATTCCGACCAAGGGCATTTTCCGCAGGCGTTCTTACAGGTCCAGCAGAGTGTTTCGCTTTGATTTGCCATTTACACTTCCTCCACCCAGATGCCGAATCGCTCCAGCATCAGTTTTTTCTTAATGATATAGTCCTTTGTTTTAAAGCCCTTGGCGTCCTCTACAATCGTTTTCCCGTCGCGGGCATACACGAAGTCGGCTGTGTATGTGACTGCCCTCACAGCGGCTCCTGTGGGCGTTCTCTGCGCCCCAACGAGCTTGTACGTCTGCTGTAGCTTCAAATCGTGTATTTTCCCCGCTTTCAGCAACAGTCGCAGCTCATCATAGCGGTCTGCCTCGTGTTTGCTGTCAAACGTGATGCCATGCCGCACGGTTTTGCGGTTGTGGTACTTGCCCGCTTTCTGAGCAAGTACCTTTTCAACCACCTGTTTTTGTGCCGCAGGCCCAAGACGCGCAAGGTCAGATGCCGTCAGGCTCATTTTCCCCTCCCGTCCGATACGAGGACGACGCGCACCTTTCCGAACTGCTCAAGCGCCATTGCGACGGCCTCCTTGGTCGCCAGCTTGTCGCCGTGTTCTTCGATGTCGATGATGATGCGGATCATGGCTCACCGTCCATCATTGCGCCGCATTTGGGGCAGTAACTCATAGGGCTATTAGTTGCTCCGTAAAAATATCCTTTGCAAACACTACAATATGGGCGTTGGGCTTTCTTGTCATAAATCCACCGCCCATGCACCACCGGCGCAACATCCACAATGGGGACGCTATCAACCAAATCAAGGATTGTATCCTCGTCAACGGAAGATAGGGACGCATCCATAAGGGCCAGAATGAATTTATCAGCATCAATCAGCCTCATCGTTGTCACCTCCGTCCATCTTCGCGCCGCAGTTGGGGCAGTAATCCGACAACAATTCAAACCCATTTACAAGCACTTGCGCCGCATCGTGGCAAACAGAGCACTCGTGCCTGTCTGGTGAGGGAACAAAGTTTCCTGCTTCTTCCCACGAAATCCACCGCGCATGCACCACCGGGGCCACGTCAGCGGCTGGAATGCTGTTGATTTCCTGCGTGCAGATTTCTGGATTTTCGTACCGACGTGTGATTAGATCAATCACAGCTTCTCGCTTGATGAATTCAGCCATTGTCCGCACCTCCGTCCATTTTCGCCCCGCAGTTGGGGCAGTAACCAAAATGGTTGATTACCTGTGCGTAGTATTCCTTGCCGCAATTCGAGCATTTCGCAAAGCCCTGCCGCCAATTACCGTTCTCGTCAAAACACGGCTCGAAGCACCCATGCACCACCGGCGCAGCATAGCCAGCCAACCGTGCCAATGCCATTTCGCAGATCGGGCATAGGGACTCACGTTTATTTACTGCCGCAAACCACGACCCGCACGCTTTACAATCAGGCATCATTCTCCATCCTTTCCCGCAGCCGCTGGACCTTGTGTGCCCGATGCTCCGCGACCGCGTCCTCGACCTCAAACTCGATCGCCATCTGGTCAAGCATGATCCCGACGTCGGCGATCTCTTCGGCGATGTTGGCGAGCGTGTCACCGTCCACACGCCCGCGCAGAAATTTGCACAGCACATCCTGCAGCTCGGCCATCTCCTCAAAGACCATCGTGATCTGCGCCTGCGCGCCGTAGCGGCTGAGCGCCGCGCAGAAGGTCTTGCGTTCCATGTCAGTCATCCTTCGTCGCCTCCAGCGCATTCTCCGCCTCCTCGCGGGTGAGGAATACGGTCTTACCGAGTTGCGGAATATCTGTCCACCACAGTTCTGTCTCTCCTACAACATCAGCCCCATCAAATGTTCGGCGTAGTATATACACCGTATCGCCCACCTTGCACGGCAGCACCACCAGCCGACCGGCGCTGTCGGCTGTCAGCAGTTCCGCAAGTCTTCCGAAAGATATGTCACAGCTGGAAAGCACCTTTCCGGCTTCCCGTGCCTCAGCGCACGCTTGCGGCGTCAGCCCCGTGTCCTCGTAGGCGGCAAGGCGCTCAACGCCTTCCTGTTTGAATCCACCACGTTTTTTCATCATCGGGAATCCGTCTTTATCGCGGTATGTCATCCGTTCCATCGCTCCACCTCCCGCAACGACTGCACAGCTATTGCTACTGCCTCTGACATCCCATCACTGGGAGGCCACCCATACTTATCACACAATGTAGAGTAGTCCGCATACAGCTGCACTAACATGGCAGCAGCGTCTTGTTTTGTCATTTCACCCCACCACCTTCATCCAGAACTCGCGGCGGCAGTCGCAACAGCTTTTACCGCGTACTACACAGCAGCCATATTTGTCCCTGTGGGTAGCAGAAACATAATATGGGCAGACGGCCAAACAACCGCCGTTATCAATTTTTGCTTCCGGCCACTGCTCTAGAAACACGTCCTGCCGCGTCTTACGCGGGTGTGCAGCAGACCATTCCTCGACCATAACAACGATCCGCTTGTAGTCATTGTCAGACGTAAGGGAGTTGAGTGCGCATCTAACCTTTTCACACGGGCAACCCTTACAACCATCGTATGAGTTGCACATTCTTTCCCGTTCTCTTAAAAACTCTAAAGCGTCCATCTTCTTACCTCCTCCACCGGCATCCGTTACAGGCCCCCTCATGGACCAGCGTGTAGTTTCCGCATTTCAGGCACAGTTCGTTCCGCAGTGCGTCAATCTCTTTCGCCCGCGCCTCGATCAAGTCAGCGGCTTCTGTCAGATCGTCGCACAGGGTAATGGGCGTTTCCCATTGATTCCCCTCCGCCCATTCTGCGTGCTCATGCAGCGCATTTACGAGGTTTTGATCTCTCATGTCCTTCACATTCCGTTCGTTCATTCCCCACCCCTCCAATCATCGTTCCGCACCTGAAATGCGTCGCCAAGCTGGATAGTCTCGGGGAAATTATGCTGTGTGGTCTGGATGGCGTACTTGTCGATTTCGGTTGCATAGTAGGCGGTAATCTCCGCGCCCAGCTTGTCCAGCGCGATATTTCCGCAGCTCATACCGTCGTACATCGACAGCACTTCCACCGGCTCCTCCGTCAGCCCTTCAAAGTGGCTCATGATGTGCGCGATCACGTCCACCGTCCAGCCGTTGCCCAGCATCTTGTAAGCTTGGGTGTCGCTCACCGGGAAAACGTACTCCTCCGGCACGGTCTGGAGGCGCATACACTCGCGGACCGTCAGCTTGCGGATGATGTAAAAGCCGTCAGCCAGTTTGATGGGGTATGTCTTACCCTTGATGGTGATACGCCCGCCGAGAACCTCATAGACAGGAATTTGCTTTCCGTCCGCCGTCTCAAAAATCAGTACAGCACAACTGCTTGTTACCATGCTTCCGGTCGATAAGATCGGCGCCTTCCCAGTGATCTCCGCGCGGTTATATGGATTAAACATTTCCGGGACATAGCCTTTCCGATCAACAAGGCTGTCGATCGCTTTCAGAATAACCTTGTTGTTTTCCGCAGAAATCGGCACGGCGTAAAGCCCGGTCTGCACTCCCAACCCTCCCGGTCCCGCATTCAGCACTCTACCTTTCGCATCAACCGAATAAATGCGCTTGCTTTGGCATTGTGTCAATTCGCCGTTTCCGTTTGGGTAAATGCCCACTTTTTCCTCTTTCACGGGCACGGCATACAGTCCCGTTTTCGCGCCCAAACCGCCGCCATTCCCGCAGAGGGTCACACTCTTATCGTCCGGTGAATAAACACGGCATTGCTGGCTGTCAAAAGTCTGGTTCTTCGCGTCGTTTTCAATAGTGCCGATGCGGATAGGCTCTGCAGCTCCATTTCGTTGCCGTCTTGCAATCATATCTTCCGCTGTGGCACTATGGTTTGATGCTGTTAGTGCATAGCCTTTCTCGCGCCAGCAGACGCCGCTTTCCAGAATATCCCGCAGCAGGATACCCTTGTCCTCCGGCTGTTCCACACGGACTTGGCTGTATGTACCGTCCGGGTTACGCTTGCCCACCCAATACAGACGCTGGCGATTTTGTGCGCTTACCAGCGCGGAGTTGGTAAGCGCGGGTTCCACGCCCAGCTCCGCCGTGATTTGCGTCCGGATAGCGGGCGACATGGATTTGTTGTTCTCGTAGAGAAAATAGTCCGGTTTGTATTTGTCGCGGGCAATGCGGTAGTTCAGGAACAGCTCCCAGCCGATGCCGCTGGCCTCGGTCTCGCGGTTCTTCGTCTGCGCGATACTCCAGTGCGTGCAGGGGCTTCCGCCGATCAAAAGTTTCATGCTTTCCTCCTCGCAGGTATTTTTTCATTTCAGCCGGTAGTTTTTGGACCCGGTAATATTCAATACGCAGCCTTTTGAACGCTCCGCAATGCGCGAGCCTATCGCCTCGTCCCAATCCAGCACGCGCGAGATCGTCCACTCGGAGCTGATGATTGTCAAAAGGCTTGGCCTGATATACCGCGCATTGAGCAGATCAAACGCAATGTTGCGATCGGCCTCTGTCGCCGTTCCCTTGAGAAAATCGTCGATGTACAGCACCTTGACGCTTTTCAGCGGATCAATGGCATCTTGATATGCCTCGGCATCGTTGACCTTTGCTTTGATGGTCGGAATATCCGCACGCCATTGCACATAGCGCACCGGTAATCCGGCATCCATGAGCTTCCCGCACATCGCCGTGCAAAGATGCGTTTTCCCGCTGCCGGGGCTCCCTCCGGCGTAAAACCATCTTCCGCGCCAATCGGCAAGATAGCGTTCCGCCGCCTCTTTGGCCTGCTTCTGCCACGGCTCAGTCGCGCGGTAGTTCTCCATCGTGCAGCGCTTTAAAAGCTCCTTGAGCCCGCTTTTTTCGATGCGTTGCAGATTCCTTTTGCGGATGGCGCATTCGCACTCCCGGTACTCCGCGTTTCCGTCTGCTGACCTCCGCACGGTGTATCCAACGCCGCCGCAGAGCGGACACTCGTCAGAGATTGACGGCTCCGGGGACGTTCCATTTTTTCGAATCTCGTCCAGTATCGTGACCATATCCATTCATCGCGCCCCCTTTCTTCTCCAGCTCGCGCTTTTCCCATAGCTGGAATTTCTGTTGCCAGTTGTAGACCGGCTTGCCCTCGGTGTCCCTCCAATCGGCGACGGAGTAAAACTCGTAGAATGGTTTGGGGTCAATAAGCCCTCCGCGCAGCTTGGCATATTCGGCAACCTCGTCAAACGTGGGAGCCGTGCGCGGTAAGGGGGGAGGGGGGGATATATAGTCTTTGTCTTTGTCTTTGTCTTTGTCTTTGTCATAGCTTGATTTGCTTGGCAAATTTGGCATTTGCTTGTTTTGCTTGGCAAATCCTGCATTTGCTTGTTTTGCTTCGGCTCCGAGCTTCCCGGCCTTGCTTCGCGCCTCGGATAATTCCGCCATTGCAGCGTTGTCCCTGTCGATCTGCGCCCTCATCATAGGGAAAAGAAACCGTTCGTTCCCGCCAAGCTGCGGGGCTTCGCCCGTCCTTGCGTATTCTAACAAGGAAGTGAAAAGCCGCCCCCTCTCAGCGTCACCGAGTGGCTCTATTGCGTCTAAGTAATCAACAAACAGCTTGATGTAAGTCATATCCGCCATGCGCTCACTCCTTATAGGGGAGCAGGCAAATTGATACGCCGTGCTGGGTCATAATGTCGCAAAGGTCATCTGCTTCTGATTGCGAAAGACCGTCGATGCGGATCATATTATGTGCCGGATCATCTACATCAAAGATATTCTCGCAATCGTAAATCAAAGCGTCGTACTTCACACCGCACCTCCATCAAAACGGAAGGTCCCCGTCGTCCTCGACCTCGATCATGCCGCCTGCGGTGCTGTACGAAGCAGGGCTGTCGTTGCCTTCCTGCGGCTTGCTGTCGGCAAAGTACACGCTATTGGCGATGATCTCGACCGAGCGGCGCTTATTGCCGTCCTTGTCGGTCCAGTCTCGCGCCTGCAAGCGACCGTCTACCACCACCTTACGCCCCTTGGCGCAGTATTGCGCGGCAAACTCCGCCGTGCGCTCCCACGCGACCACATCAAACCAATCCGTTCCGGCATCCTTACCGTCGCGGTCGACGGCGATGGGAAAGCTGGTGACCGCCTTGCCGCTCTGCGTGCGGCGCAGCTCAAGGTCCTTTCCAATGCGTCCCATGACGCTGATCCTGTTCAAGCTCATTTCAATTCCTCCCTGTTTTTTCTGTAAATCATGTTCTCCCGTGTCCAGCCGGGATATTTCGCTTTGAGATAGCCGACGATGCAGGCGTATAGCGCCGTCCTCTGCGGCCCCTCGTCAAAGGCTCGGTGGCAGGAGGGGCAGAGCGTCACAATGTTCTGCTCGATGCCTCTGCCGCCCTGTGAGCGGCGTATAACGTGCGCTACAGGCTCTCCGTTGTTCTTCCCACAGAGGATGCAGCGCCGTCCGTCGCGCTCGTATACGATCTCCTTGACGCTTTTGGGGATAGAGGTTGCCTTTGTCATTTTGTGCATCGCCAATCCTCCTTCAGCGCGTCAAGCTGCTGTGGGGTCAAGGTCTCGATACCAACCGCCTTGCAGTCCTGCACGATGTTGTCGATCAGGCGGGACATCTGCTTTGTGTCAAAGGTGGACGAACCGTAATACAGCACCACGTTCTTGCAGCCGTCAATTTTGCTGTCCATCACTTCCGTCTGCCAGCCGATGCCATTCTTGTTCCAGCCGCCGCATAGCTTCTGTACGGCTTTCTCTCGCACGCAGACGGTTTCCGTGTTCCCACCGACATCTTTCACGGCCTGCCGGTAAACCTCGCTTGTAGGCGTTCCTGTGGCTTCTGCGAGCTTGTCCATCAATACCCATGCGTAAGCGTTGGCGTCAAGGCTGCGCTTCTCGCGGTGCTTTTTCACGGTCACGTCAACGTCCGTCTCGTGCAGCTCGTCATACAATGCGCCGACGTTCTCCCGCGTGGCGATAGTGAGTAAATACCCACCATCCCGCGCAAGGGATAGATCATGCAGTCGGGCTTTCATTGGCTTTTCTCCTTGCCGTCATGCACGCCCAGCAGAGCGGAGCTTTATAGGTATTTATCGCGTTCTCCGCAATCTCGGCAACGGAATATTTCTTGCCGCCGTGCGTCACAGGGTAGATGGGCTTGCCGCAGTCCTTGCAAACCGGTTTCCCAACCGCCTTGTTTGGTTGCCGTCCCTCCGGCCTTGGCGTGTACTTGGTCGCGTCCTTCGCCCAATACACATCCGCACCAAAACCGAGCGCCTTGCAGGCAACGGAGATAGCATCGGTCAGCGCCATTTTGAAGCACTCGTCAGAGGTGTAAAGGCCGTTTCGTTCACTAGCAACAAACGCGCTTCCGCCTGTTCCGGGGATCGCATCTGACCACGCGCCATCAACCTTGATGTAAAGATCAATGTCCACAAATGCGGAAACCTCGTTGTTCGCGCCCTGCTCCAACCGCTTATCCGTGATAACGTACTTCCATCCAATTCCACAGGGGCCGAACTGCTCCGTCAGCGCCTTAATGCGCCACATGGGGTTAATGTCGGTTTTGCCTTTCAGCCTCCCCGCCTGGATTTCGCGCTGTGCGGACGGCGGGACTTGCCGCACGCTTTCATAAATTCCAAGGTTCTCCATTTTCTTCTTCCTCCAAAGTAAGCGGGCAGTTTCGCCCGGTGTATTTGTCCGGCCACGGAACGACTTCATCCGTAAGCCCGCAGCGCTTGCTTGACCGTCTGTAAAACCGGCAGGCTTCGCAGGCTATGTACGCTGTGCCTTTTCGGTCGATTGGGAAATAGGTCGTTACCGACGCCGTGCCTTTCAGGTAGCCGGAAGTGCCGTCATCCAGATTCGGCATCGTCCTCCACCTCCTCAAACCATTCCTCACCGCAGAACGGGCACTCGGCGACCGTCCGCGTTTCTATGCCGTTCTCGCCGTCAAGGTTCTCGCGTACCTGATAAGTGTACGGCTCAAAGAAGATCGCGTGGCAGGCTTCGCATTTGTAAACCATGTAAATTACGACCTCCCCGCTTTCCGTATCATCTCCGACAGGCCGTATGTCCGCCCGACAATGGACGCTATTCGCGCCATCTCGATCTTGCGGAGCGCCTCGGCTTCTGCCGGATCGTTTGACAAGTAGTAGCCCTTGCCAAAGTTCATGATGCAGTATTCCTCGCCGTCCTCCTCGCATCGCGCCGCCTCGATCACCTTGCGCAAGTAACGGTCTGTCCAGCCGGTCATTTCGCAGAGCTGCCAGCGGCGCAGCGCGTTCTGAGCGCCGACACGAAGATGGTTTCGCAGAGTGATAACATCGTCCGTCATGGCGACACCTCGGTAAACTCTCCATCAATAAGTTTGTACCATGCGTCAGCCTTGATCCGCTCGCCGTCAACATACTCGGTCTTAACGCATTTTGGAACGCACCTATTCTTGGCTTCGGAATATTCCCATTCAGCAAGAGTAATCCAGCTCCCCGCTTTTGCTTTAACCGCAGAGTCGTGACCTGCGCAGCAGATAACCGAGTCTTCTCCCGAGCTTTCGATCTTGGCGGAGTTGCCGCTGCTGCCGATCTGAGCGGAGTAGCCGCTGCTGCCGATCTGAGCGGAGTCGCCGCTGCTGCCGATCTTGGCGTAGTTGCCGCTGCTGCCGATCTGAGCGTAGTAGCCGCTGCTGCCGATCTGAGCGGAGTAGCCGCTGCTGCCGATCTTGGCGTAGTCGCCGCTGCTGCCGATCTTGGCGGAGTTGCCGCTGCTGCCGATCTGAGCGTAGTAGCCGCTGCTGCCGATCTGAGCGTAGTCGCCGCTGCTGCCGATCTTGGCGGAGTTGCCGCTGCTGCCGATCTTGGCGGAGTTGCCGCTGCTGCCGATCTTGGCGGAGTTGCCGCTGCTGCCGATCTGAGCGTAGTAGCCGCTGCTGCCGATCTGAGCGGAGTCGCCGCTGCTGCCGATCTTGGCGTAGTCGCCGCTGCTTTCGATCTTGGCGGAGTTGCCGCTGCTGCCGATCTGAGCGGAGTAGCCGCTGCTGCCGATCTGAGCGTAGTCGCCGCTGCTGCCGATCTTGGCGGAGTTGCCGCTGCTAACGGTAGAATTTGGCGCTTTTCCAATCGTTTCTTCCTTAAGATAATCGATGCAAGCTTTGACAAATCCGGGCAAGCCGAGCTTTACGCCAATGTGAATCTTTTTCGTGGCGAATTTCCCGCCATCACCCGATACGGGCTCTTCCAAAGATTTAACTGCTGCAAAGTCGCTGACTTTTCCGCTATCATTTACAAGCGGGTAAAAATTAAGCACATCAAAAGGATTAACGCAATAATGCATCATACCTTTTTCACAAATCTCGCCGCCCTCTTCTTCATAGTCTGTGTTTTCCTGATACTGTTTCCCTTTGCAGATCATGCCAGGTTCAAAGGCTTTGTAGCCGTTCAAATTATCCATTGTTTTCCTCCATATAAACATAAGCGGTTTGGACGCCAAACTCCCGCGCGGCCTGATGGTCGGCAAAGAACAAGTCGATGCGGTTTTCCTTAATCGCGCCGCCGCAATCCTCGGCGGTGTATGTATGGCTCGTGCCGTCGGAAAAGTAGATCGTGACAGAGGAGCCGTAAGGGATCACGCGAGGGTCAACGGCAATCGTTCGCCCCTCGGTGGCGGTCGTGCCGGTCGCCGTGATGCCGTCGGTCTTGCCGCAGCACTTCGCGCACGGGCAATAGGCGGTCAGCTTAAATTCGCCGAGCGGCTCGCCGATGGTAAGTTCCGCGCTCCCCTCTGCGGGCTTGTCCTCGCCGGGGAGCTTGTCTTCTATAACCGGCGGCTCGCCCTTGTACGGCTGCCCGGTGGTTTTAACCGTCAGCACCGCAAAGAGGATCAGCAACGCCGCGAGGAACAGGCAGACGGCGGCAATGCGTGCCGAAGCGTCGGCCTTGCGCTGCTCGCGGGTGCGTCGGTCGCGCCTCATGCCCTGCCCTCCAGCTTGTCCAGCGCCCGCATAATCCAATGCGTCACGGTGCCGATGCCGACAAAAATCAAAAAGGTGTTCATTCCCTTTCTCCCTTCTTCTCGTTCGGCACAAGACCGACAAACTCAAGGCCGCGACCGCGCGCGTAAATCTCGCCCATGATCGTCCCCAGCTTTACAGGGTCAGGGGGCGTGACCCAAATGATCTTGTATTCAGGCTTTTTTCTCATTGCCTTTTCCTTTCTCTCGTGCTACAATAAGCACGGACACAATATCTTGTGGTAAGATTTGTCCGGTGCCCTGTTCGGCCTGCTACGCTGAACAGGGCTTTTCTTATGCCCTTTCATTCAATCGGCTCCAAGTCAAAAATGCTGTCGGGGTAAAAGCTCCAACTCCCAAATCGAGATTTGCTGCACTGTGCGTCATAAAGCCACTCATTCAGCTCGATTTTCTTGGAAGTCAGCGCCGCATCTTCCACGGCGTTTTTCGCTTCGTGCATTTCGATGTAAGCCTTCTGGCGTGTAAAGTTATTGATGTTCTGTGGCGTTTCAAGCACGCCCACAAGGATAACCACTCCCGCCGTGACTACGGCAATGATAGAGATTGCTTCTACTGCAAACAGGCACAAAGAGGGACCTATCTTCCCATCAAGCCAATGTGAAACGCAGATGCCGATGATGCCGAAAACAATCACGATAATCCAGTTCATGTTCTCTCCTTCCTCCTTTACTTTTCATCGGGCTTCAAAAGCGCGTCCACGGTAACGCCGTAGTGCTTTGCCAGCTTCTTGACTTGGCGCGGGTGCGGGTGGCACACGCTCTCTTTCCAGTTTTTGATCGACGTCTGCGATACGTCGATTTCTTTTGCAAGACGGTAATTCGTCTCGCCGCGCTCAGTTTGCAACCGAGCAAGGTTTTCAGGAAAACTCAATTTATCCTCTCCTTTCATTGCTGTTGTGCACCTCCTCCGCTCTGTGTTAAAATGGAGTACAGAAAGGAGGTGATCTCATGGATCCTATTAAGCGTTACGCGCTTGACATCGCAAAAGAAATCGTTGTCGCCAAAATGTCAAACTCTACCATTCACCCCAACAAAGAAAACGGAGTGCAAGTCGCTGATTTCTTCGAAGAAATCTATAAGCGCGTCTTAGCTTTATCCAAGTCGGAAAACTAACCACGTTCCAGATTCACCACCACCTGCGCGGCTGCTGCAAGGGCCTGCATCCCTTCGGCGGTCGCGCAGCCGTATTCAGCCCACTTCTCAATAGCATTGAGCAACGTGTCCTCAAGGCGCTTTTCAGTCTCGGTCAATTTTTTCACCTCCAAAATTAGAGTATTCTATTGACAAATTGGAGCATTGGTGATACTCTAAGTTTGCGACAACTATATGTTTCTCACCAGCCCGATTTGCCGGGGTGGTCAGGTCTCTTATTGCCTATCCACGAAAAAGATTATACTTTAAGTTGAAGCATAAGTCAATATAGGTTGAAGTATTATTGTGACGAAGTTGAAGGGATATTTTTATGAGCTTTGCACAAAACTTGAAGTATATAAAAGAAAAAGAGAATCTAACCAACTACCGACTTGCAAAACTTTTCGGTTGCAGTCAATCGTCTCTTATTAACTGGCTTGATAACGGTGTTGTTCCGCACCCAAAGACCCGCCAGAAGATCGCCGACCATTTCGGCATCACCCTTGCCGAGCTGGATGGAGACGAGCTTCCCGTTCTGCCGAAAAAAGGCGCAGAAAAAAGCACCCTCGATCCGAAGACCGAGGGCGTAAGTCCTACCGTTCAAGAGCTGTTTGATTTTATCGACACGGCGACAGACACCGAGTTGAATGAGTTGTTGCGCTATGCGCAGTTTTTGATGAGTAAGCGATGAACGATTGGATAAAAGATGGCTTGCCGACCGAGCGCATACGTGAGGAGGATTCGGTCGTTGGGCAGATGAAGCGCTTAGAAGAAGAGCGCATCGATGATTTTCGCAATTATGTTGCCTACCAACAGGCCGAGAATGACCGGAAGGAGAGACAGGCGGTCATTGATCGCCAAAAGCAGAGAAAGCACGACTTTGTCGTTGCCGGATTCTCCAGTGTCACAAGCGTTTTGCTTACCTTGTTTGTTGAGCATTTTCATAAAGTTCTCTCCTTTGTTCTTTCGATTTTTTCCTGATCTCGCGCGCAGCAAGTAACAATGCGTTTTGCTGCGCATCGCTCATCGTGAGAATTTTTTCTTTCAGCTTTTCTCTGATCATTGTATCACATTTCGCGTAATTACACAACATCTTGCGTCCCTCCGTTTGGCTCTAAGGCTATTTTTTGCTCCTCCTCCGCGAGGATGCGCTCAATCAGCGCGAGCATTTCGTCTTTCTGCTTCGGCGTTAGGAGCAGATAAAGCGCCGCCGCCGCTTGCACCTGTGCGTCCATGCTTCGACCTCCTTTTCGGTATTCATACCTATTCCCACAACAGGCGTTTGCTGCACGACACTGTGCAACAATTAAGAAATATTGTGGAGCGGCGCGCAGTCGCAGGATCACTTTTTATTTTACTATATGTCGATTATTGCACTTTGTGCAGTCGAAAATATAATAACAGAGGGGAGAAAGTTTATCATGATGTGTCCAAATTGCGGGAGCGAAAATGTAACGATTGAAATCCAGCAGGCTACGACCTACACGAAAAAACACGGAAACGGAATTGGCGGGCATCTGAACAATGCCGCCCGCGGCTTGACTGCGTTTTGCACTCTCGGCATGTCTAATCTTGTTTGGAAAAAGAGCAAGGGGAACGAAAAGACTGTCGTTAAAAACGAAAAGGTTTGCCTCTGCCAAAACTGCGGTTATTCCTGGACTATTAAGTAACTAAAGGCCCCGCCGCCCTCTGCAACAAACGGCGGGGCCTTTTTGCAGCCGGCGGGGAACGACCGCCGCTGCTTGTCTTTACCGTAGCCCACTTTGGCTTGGTAATTCAATGCCGAAGCCTTGCAATAAGGCAGCGCTCGACATGGTTCGACAAGCCCTTATCTTGCGACTTTGCGGCGCGAAAATCGGAAAAATTAAGGTGGCGTAAATGAACATTCAAGAAGTGTGTAGAATCCGTAAAGAAGAATTAAAACTGACCTATCAAGACATTTCCGACGTTTCCGGCGTTCCGCTGTCCACCGTGCAGAACTTCTTTTCCAAGTTTTCTAAATCTCCGTCGATCTACACCGTCGCGCCGATCTGCAAAGCGCTTGGAATATCGCTTGATGAATCGTTCGGGATTTCCGAACACTTGACGCCGACCGAGGAAACTTTACAAGCGCGGAATGATGAGCTGGAACGCCATGTTGACGCAAAGGCCGATACCATTGAGATCATGCGGCGCGGTGTCCATATCCGCAACGGCGTGATTGCTATAATGTTTGTCATTATCGTCCTACTGGCTGCATGGTGCTTGTACATTGATTGGAGGGGGATTTGATGATAGCGGCATTGATGAGAGAGGCTTTGATAAGAGCGGCATTGTATATCCGCGTCACGAGCGAGGAGCAGGCGCGGCATGGGCTGTCCCTGCAAGAGCAGCGGGACGCGCTGATAAGGTATGCCAAAGCGAATAAAATGACCGTGGTGGGAATATATGAGGACGCGGGCATATCCGCGCGAAAGCCGTACAAAAAGCGCCCTGCGCTCCTGCGGCTGCTGGACGATTGCAAGGCTGGGAAAATAGATACGATCCTGTTTATCAAGCTAGATCGCTGGTTCCGCAACGTCGCGGGGTACTACGATGTGCAGACGCAGCTTGACCAGTACGGCGTGACATGGCAGGCGACGGAAGAAGACTATGAGACGCGCACCGCGTCAGGGCGCTTAAAGGTCAACATCATGCTTTCCGTCGCGCAGGACGAGGCCGACCGCACAAGCGAGCGAGTCAAATTTATCAACGACGGCAAGCGTGCAAAAGGCCAACCGGCAGGGTCAAAAGCCCCTTTAGGGTATATCATCAAGGACAGGCAATACCAGATTGATAACGATACGGCAGATGCCGCGCGAGATATGTTTGCGGCGTATGTCAGACTGCAAAGCGTGTTGGGCGTAAAACGCTATATGCTTGAGACATGGGGCATTGACCGCGCGTATACCAAGTATGTAAACTATTTTCGGAACCGGCTTTATATCGGTGAGGTGTACGGCATCGAGAACGCTTGCCCCGCCTTAATAAGCAAGCAGGATTTTGACATTGTAAATGATATTCTGCGCCAGCGGTCGCAGCGCTGCGCGGGAGTTGAGACAGATCGCGTTTATCTGTTCTCGGGGTTGTTGCATTGCAAAGAGTGCGGGAAAACGATGCAGTCAGAAACGGCAAAGCAGATTTATACCTACTACCGATGCCGGACGCGAATGCTTGACAACTCCGCGTGCCAGCACAAAAAGAGGATCCGCGAAGACGCGCTGGAAGATTATTTATTGCATGAGCTTGAGGGGATTGCCGAGCGAAACAATCGCTATTACAAAAAAGCAGAAAAAAAGCCCACGCAAAGCGCGGACGCGATACGCAAGAAAATGAGCAAGCTAAAAACTCTTTACCTGAATGATTTGATCGAGTTGGACGAATACAAGCGGGAGTATGCGAGCTTGAAAAAAACACTTGAAGCGGTAGAGGAAAAGCCGGAGACAAACCTTGACGCGTTGAGAAACGGGCTTGCTGAATATGATACTTACTCCCGGGAAGAGAAAAAGGAATTCTGGACGCGCTTTATCCGGAGAATTGACGCAGATGACGACGGCGCGTTTTTTGTAACGCCCCGTTAGGCATATTTGACCTTGGTGTTCCAAAAGGTAAATTATGCCCAAAAGAACACCCCCGCCTTACGACGGGGGTATTCTCATTTTTCGAGCTTCCGCATTACGCTGTTGTACACGCGCTCGTTGACGATTTTAAGGCTGTCCATCAGCTCGTCCATGACCTCCCACGCTCTTGCCGGAGCCATGTCGGAGACGGCCTGTAAAAAATCGCTGTCGCCGTAGCTGCCTACCGTTTCAGACGCATAGGATTTGACCGGTGCGGGAGATGCCGAATACAGCATCGGCCTTTCCGGTTCTTTGGGCGCGTTTTGATTTTGGATGATGTACAACGCCGCCAGCTTTTGATAATTGGGCCAGCTCGATTCCTCCGTCTCAAGCCGCGATATCCACAGATTGAGCTCGTTTTCGTCGATCAAGGGGACGCACCCCCTTATTCCTCCATCAGGCTCGCGGCACGCCGCAGCGCTTCCTTTACGCGGTCGTCGTCCGTCTCGCGCATCATGTCGTTGATCTGCTCGCGCAGGTGCTCCATGCTGTCGGCGCGGCTGTAGTGCCCGCGGACGTAATGCGTGCCGCGGCGAGCATAGGAGCTGCCCCTGCCGTAAGTGCCGCGCATATCGGCCTGCCAGTCGCCGCCACGAGAATAGTCTCCGTCGCGAGAATAACCGTCGTCCTCCATCATCTCGATCTTGTCGATGTTCTTGATGGTGTCGGTCAGCTTGTGCGCGATCTCAAGGTCGCCCGCGCCCAGGTCGCCCTTACGCGCCAGCTCGTCGAGTTCGTCGCAAAGCATATTGCGAAGCTCATACATTGCTTTCTTACTCATGCCCATTCTCCTTTCACGCGATTCTCTCAACCGTCAGATTCGAGTTGGCGAAGTTGACGGCCTGAGTGCTGGTGTTTTCCATTGCGACCGTCAGGCAGCAGCCTTTCGGGACGCAGACCTGTGCGGAAACATAAATGTTAAAGTAGTTTTCTACCGCCGCAGGCGTGACGGTAGCTGTTGCGCTGGTCAGCGGCTCTCCGTTGATGGCAAGCGCCGCCGTGATAGCCTCGACCGTGCCTCCGGTGGGAATAGCGATGTTGCCGCCAAAGGAGACCCTAAACAGGGCGCGGTTTTGATTGGTGAGGCCGCGCAGCGTGACAATGCCCGCGCCCTGGCGATGCACGATACAGGGCTTGCTATTGACCGCCGTTTCGGTCAATGGAACGTTCTGGCCTGCGGCTACGCTCACAATATTCGCATTTGTGTACTCTGCCAAAATAATCAGTCCTTTCTAAAGGGGTCGATTTCGACCCGGTTAAAATACAGCGGCGAGGCAATAGCCCCGCCGCGTTGTTGTCAGTATCGGCACGGGGCCGAACATTTTGTTGACGTCAACAAAACATCGCCAACAAAAAGCTATGCTATGCAGTTGTCAGCAGCCGCAGCCCTGATTGCAGCCGCAGCCGCCGTAACCGCTACCCGCCCACGGGTTACAGGTAATGTAGGCAGGCGAAGGGCACGGACGCAGCTGCGAGATCAGATAGTTGTTCTGCGCGGCCTGAGATGCCGCCAGTTTCAGATTCTGATTCTCGGTCTGGAGGTCGGACAGCTTGCTCTGCGTCAGGAAGTCGAGGATGGCGCGGCTGTTCTGGTTGTTCGCGTCAATGATGTCGCGTGTGGCGTTCTGCACGGTGTTGCGCGTGTCGCACGCCTGCGTCGCCATGTCGTAGCGCACCTGGGCGATAGCCGCTCGGTTTTCGCAGCCATTATGTTATCGTAAAAGCTCTTTATCCTTTACTTCTCACGGTTTCCTCGTGAGTTCAGACTATATCTTCACCCTCCGTTACGGTAGGGGTCGGGCACTCGTGTCAGGATTATTGGTTTCCGTCCTCACCTGTTAGTCGTTGAACCTTCCGGGATACTTTTATCGGAATTCTCCCGGCTTGGCTGCTGATTGTCATATTTGCAAATGTACTTTGTGTTTTTTCTTGTCCCGTTCAAATATGGTGTAAGATACCCAGGCTTAAAACCAAGTGCTTTTTCTGCCGCTGCTTTTGATTCGTACCAAATTCCATTTACGATGATCGGCTTTTTGTTTTTCCATCCAGAGTTATGCTTTTCAAATGTCAGCTCTCTTGTCTCATCTTCGTACCGGCATTGAATGCCATCTGGGGCAAATCCCTTTTGCGCCCAATAAAACACAGATGAATTTGAAACATTAAGCATTCGTGCTACATCTATTGCACTCTCGTATCGTTTTCCATCATAAATGATTGCACGGCATCCGCCTCTGTTATATCTCCCCATAGACGGTTGAATTTGTGGTTCGTCTTTGTATCGGCAAAGTTCTCCGTGGGAGTTTATCCCCTTTTGACACCAGCGTTTGATGGTATCGTGCGGAACATCGTATCGCTCCATAGCAGATTTTACAGAAGCGTACTCTTCACCGCCGATAACAACTGGGCGAGACTTAGCCCTTGCCACAGCTTTAGAAACCTTTTTGTCTTTCATCGGATTTTGCGTTTTCATTCTTTGGCGTTGTGTTTCAGACTTCATGACATTTTTGGTGGAATACTCATTCCGTCTTTCTTTGTTCCACCATGAAGTCGTGCCGCCTGCTCCGCCTTCGTAAATATTGCAAACGCACTGGCCGATTGCTTTTAATTCTGCAATTCGTTCATGTTCGTAAGAAAAAGCATCTTTCTCTTTCTCAAATTCTTTTATAATTCTGCTGTCACACTCTTGCCTTTTTATAAAATCATTGAAAAATTTATTATGCTTTCTTACCTTAAACCTTCTGCCAGTTCCTTTCCCAACATAAAAGATTTCATCGGTTTCAATAACAAACCACTCATAAACATAGTACATATAATTTACCTCCGCAATTTCTATAATGATTATACATTATATTTGTGCGAAAGTAAATTGCAAACTTAGATTTTCCAGCAATTCACCCGATTGCCAGCGCGGATTACGCCGCGCAAGTGCCTACTGCTTTATAACTATCAAAGGACAGCAAGGACTTTAAGCCGTCTTTGACCTTTGTAAAGAGTTTCTTTAAGCACTCCTGGTTCTGCATCTGCATGGCGTTGAGCTGCTGCATCAGCGCCGCCTGCTGGTTTGCGCGGGACAGCTCGGACTGTGCAAAGCCGTTTGCCATCGCCATGTTAGTGCCGTTGACAAGCTGCGCCTGCTGGTAGAATCCGTCGCAAAGGCCCTGATTTACACTGTCGATCTTGCGCTCGACGTTGGCAAAATCAGAGGTCAGCACATAGCCGTCGACCACGCCGCCGGAATTGCCGTTGTTTCCCCAGCCGCCATTTCCCCAACCAAGAAATGCGAAAAGGAACAAGATAATAATAAACCAGCTGCCTTCTCCGCCCCAGCCGAAGCCGCCGTTGCTGGAATTTACGGGCGCAACAGGCATAGTGGCCTGAACGCCGCCGTCAGAAAGAGACATAGTATCACTCCTTTGAAAAATTTTTATTCATCAAATCGTGGCCACGATGTTGATTTATGTTGATGCTTACTCCATCAGGCTTTGAAACTGCTTTGCCATTTGCTGCAGCTGGTTGAGCTGCTGCTGGTTGAGTTTACCGCTCTGCAAAAGCTTTTCGACCTCCGCTTTGGGGTCGCCATGAAAATTTGCCTTGAATTGCTGGAACTGCTGCATCATGCGCTGGAACTGGCCTACCGGTCCGGGCATTTGCCCGCCGCCAAGCGCGGTCATAAAGGGATTACTCATCGTCCTCGTCCTCCTCGATCTTGCGCTTCTTCTTGCCCTTTATTTCGCCCACAAGCGCCGCCAGACGGTCGAATTCCTCGCGTGTGACAAATTCCACTCCCGGCTTTTGCGACGCGTTAGAGGCCGTTTCTATGCGCTCTACGAGGTCGTAAATCTTGAGCGTCGGTTTCCCGCTTGCGTCTGCCTGCTTGAGGTACACGGTGGGAGCGGTGGAATCCCACAGCGCAACGGCAGAGTTGGGCGCGATGAGATACCCTCTCGCCTCTTGCTCGCTGCTCACCCACTGCACGCCGCCGGTCGCGACAGGATTTTGCGGCACGGGAGGCGGAGCGGGCTGCATCATCTGCTGCTGCCGCATCTGCATAAGGTTATCCGGCATCGGCTGTGGATAATAAGGGTTTTGATAGTACGGATTAAAAGCCATGTCATTCAGTCTCCTTTACCCAAAAATAAATCACAGTCTCATTGCTGCTGTCCCACGAATCAAAGATCGTCCCGTCCTGCACGCACACCACATGACCGGACAGGGCTAAAATATATGTGCCTGCCGGATGCTCGTCCGCAAACTGCCCGACGGTATAGCACAGCGGGCAGGAGTCCGGAACGATGTATCGCCGATAGCCAAGGGAGTGCAGATACGCGCCCCAGGTCGCATTGGCCGACGGCATGTTACCGTCTAAGTAGCCTTGTATGGCAAGCGCGAGATACGTTTCGCCCCAGTCTTTCCCGGTCGCTTTGGAGATTGCCCGAACGGTGCAGTCCCCCACGTTCTTGCCATAAGGCGACGGATTATAATAGCTATACATGGAGCAGCTCCGCGAAATAAACATAGGTGCGCAGCTCGTCCGGCTCGGGGAACAGCACCAAAATATCCCTCGCCATCTGCTCGGTGAATCCCAATGCCAAAAGCCGTTCGTACATACAGCGCACCTCCTTTTCTTCCTCTATGGTACAAGAAAACCCCTTTCCCAAAGTGCCGGAAAAGAGGATGAAAAGTGTACGGCGAAATTCGTCGAACGATTGCGCTTGCAAATTCTGACGGAATATGCTAATTTTTTGTCACGACGTGCTCCATGCGTCATTCATACCCCCCCATAAAGGAAAAGAGCCTCACCGTTTGGTGAAGCTCTTTTCCTATTCAAAGACTTCCGATGCGATTTTGCGGTACGCCTTTCGGCGATACTTTTTGACCGTATCCGGCGACAGGTTCATCTCAAATGCAACCTGTACGCAGGAGCGGCCACGCACGTCGCACTCGACGAGGCACGCCATTTCGTCGGGCGGAAGCTCAAAGGACCGAATGTATGCCACGGCCCGCCGCGGGGCCATAGAGGATAACTGTGCGCGGATCGCTCGGTGCTGCTTGTCCATGCTGTGCGCCGGGGCTTGCAGAGCGCTCACGCGAGGGGAGGCACGCCTCCCGCCCGTTTTCCTTTCGTTATTTTAGAATTTTTTCGAGATATGCGTAAACATATTCCCCCCACGCTCTTTGCGTCGCGGGGCCGAATGAGTTGTCCACGTCCAGCGCATAGCCGCAGGCATTTAGAAATTCTTGCAGCTTCCCGACCGCCTCGCCCTTGTCGCCGCGCGTAAGCACGGTCTTGTCCGCTGGATATTTCGGCACGCCAAAGCCCCGGATATAGCGCCCGTTGACGGGAATGACGCGGTACGCGCACTCGTGGGTTTTGCCCTTGTTCCCCTCGAACACCGTGAAGCTCTGCCCGTCGCAGGCGGTCACGATGCCCGTGTGGTTGGGCGCGCCCGTGCAGTCCGTGAGGGCGTAGTCCTTGCGGTCGTTCCAGCAGTAAAACACCTGCTCGCC